GTGATGAGCGTGTCATCGTTCCCGAAGAAGCGGATATTGTCCGATGGCTGTTTGAGACTTACGCAACGGGTGAATATTCCATAGGAGCCTTAAGTAAACTCTCGCAGGAGAAGGGGCTGACAGGCATAAACGGTAAGCCGATGGCTCCGGCATACATTCATGCCCTTTTTAGAAATGAGATGTACAAGGGCGATAAACTCCTGCAGAAAACGTACAAGGTAAATACGAAGGTTTGCCGGAAGAATCACGGTGAGATACCAATGTACTATGTGGAGGATAACCACGAGGCAATCGTATCGAGGGAACTGTTCGATAAGGTTCAGGAAATCATGAAGGGCAGGGGCGCGGGTGTTGCCTTTGATGAGCCGGAACAGACATGCTTCACGCAGAAGGTCATATGCGGATATTGCGGAGCGCCTGTACATCGCAGGAACTGGGTGACGGGGAAAGTTTCAAAGACGGGCATTAAGAGATGGAACTGCACCACAAGGGAAAAGGGAGGCAACGCAATCTGCAGCCTGAAACCCATCATGGAGGAAGACCTGAAAGCGATGGCACTTGAAGCCCTGGAAACGGATACCCTTCATGAAGCGGAATTCAAAAGACGGGTGAAGAAGATAGTCCTCTATGACCGAACAGTGGAGTTTGTCATGGAGAACGGCAAGGTAAAGACAGTCAGGCGCCCAAATCCTAACTACGCATTAAAAGGAAAATGCACCTGCGGTATCTGCGGGGCGAACTTCGGGAGATTCAGGAATGGGAGCGTGAACAAGGACGGTATTCAAAAATACTACTGGAAGTGCAGCGATCAGGCATCCGCTTTGAAGCAGACGGAGTGTTACTGCCCGTCAGCCACATACGATATGGTGATACAGAAGGCCGCGGAGGTCTTAGGGCTGGACGCGGTCGATGAGGACAGAATCGATAATGAGATTCGGCATGCGGTGTTTGGAATGAACAAGATCACCTTTACGCTGGCAGACGGAGAACAGACAGAGGTGCGATTCAAGATGAATTACACGCTTAAGGGCAAATGCACCTGCGGATATTGTGGAGGAAATTTTGTAAGGCTGAAGTATTCAACGAAGGACGGACCACGGTATTTCCGAAAATGCAGTAACTGCATCCGGGTAGCGCTTCAGAAAAAATACGGCTGCGAGAACACATCCATCCACGATGATGACTTCCTGCAGGCCGCAGCGGAGACGCTGGGGATGTCCCGGATAGACGAGGATGAGATAGAAAGCAGAATCAAGGCGGTGAGGATTGACCTTGACAGGATAATCTTCACGCTTAGGAACGGAGACGAGAAAGTATGGCTAAGAAAGTAAAAGTGATCATGCCTACGGTGGAGGCAGCGACCTCCGCCAAGAACGATGAGACACGCCGCCGAAGAGTGGCAGGCTATGCCAGAGTTTCAACAGACAGGCTGGAACAGGAAAGCAGCTACGAGGCACAGCTTGATTATTACACCAAGTACATCAAGCAACATGACGGTTGGGAATTCGTAGGAATGTATTCCGATGAGGGAATCACCGGGACAAATACCTTCAAGCGGGAAGGCTTCAACCGTATGATCGATGACGCGATGGACGGCAAGATCGACCTCATCGTCATCAAGTCGGTTTCGAGATTCGCGAGAAACACGGTAGATGCGCTTTCCAATGTACGAAAGCTGAAGACGGTCGGCTGCGAGGTCTACTTTGAAAAGGAAAATTTATGGAGTTTAGACCCGAAGGTCGAACTGATGCTGACCATCATGAGTTCTCTTGCCCAGGAAGAGAGCCGGAGCATTTCGGAGAATACGAAGTGGGGCAAGCGGAAGAACAACGAGGACGGCAAGGTGAGTTTTTCCTACACACAGTTCTGGGGCTACGATAAAGGCCCGGACGGAATGCTCGTCATCAACGAGGAGGAAGCCAAGGTAGTACGAGAAATCTTCGCTCTTTACCTGCAGGGCTATTCACCTTACAAGATTGCGAAGATCCTGACCGAACGGGGCATCAAGACCATAACGGGGAAAGACACCTGGGCGGCCGCCACCATCATCAGCATGCTGAAGAACGAGAAATACAAGGGTGACGCGCTCCTCGGAAAGAGTTATGTGGCGGATTTCCTGACAAAGAAAGTGGTCAAGAACCGCGGCGAGGTCAAGCAGTATTATGTGGAGAACAACCACGAACCGATCATTGATCCGAAGACCTTTGATATCGTCCAGGAAGAAACGAAACGCCGGAAGGAGATGCAACATTACTCCGGCAAGGATATCTTTTCATCAAAGGTCATCTGCGGAGAGTGCGGCGGTTTCTACGGTCCCAAGGTCTGGCACTCGACCGATAAATACCGCAGGGTGATCTGGCAGTGCAACAGGAAGTTCAAGCGTGGGGAGGAGCGCTGCGGAACGCCGCATCTGACCGAAGAGGAAATCAAGGCAGCAATCATCTCGGCCGAGAACAAGAGAATCGATGAAAAGGCTGAAGCAATCGAGGCCGCCATCGAACTTAGGAAAATGCTTCTCAACATCGATGAACTTGAACGGGAAGCGGCAGAAGTGGAAGCGGAGGCAGAGGCACTCGCCGGACTGATCGACAAAGGTATCCGGGAAAACATGATGGCGGTGCAGGACCAGGATGCCTATCAGCAAAGAGAAGCAGACCTGCAGCAACGCTATAAGGAGAAGCTGGACAGGCTCATGGAACTGAGGAGCCGCATCACCGACCGCATGAGGAGAGCGGAAGAACTCGGCCGGTTCATCGATGCCCTGCGCGAGATGGACGTCCAGAAAGAGTTCACTCCGGCATACTGGGGAGCCCTGGTAAGGAAGGTGACGGTGTACGGACCGAAAGACATCCGGGTGGAATTTGTAGACGGCAAGACTGTGAAGGTATGAGAAAATGATATACGGACGATTGGACGCTTCGCTGATTTCGGCGGGGCGTTTTTTCTGTGGAAAACATAGGGACTTGTATGGTACAATAAATTGTCCGATTTGTTAAAGCACGTTTGAGGGGATAGATATGCTGAAAAATAATGTCGAAATTGACATCAAAACAAAGTGCATAGAGGAAGGAATCACACAGGCAGAGCTTGCCAAGAAGATACATACCTCTGCTCCGTACGTGAACAGGGTCACACGAAATAAAGAGAACATCGTAAACAAGACATTCCTCGCTATGATGGAGGGACTCGGGTATGATGTGGAGCTTCATTATGTCAGGAGAGAGAACTGATTTGAGGTCAAAAATTTTGACCTCACGAGATGAAGGCCTTTCCATAGGACAATCAGGAGGAACGAAGTATCTTCCGTGATAATAAATATTTCAGGAGATGCAACTATCGTGGAAAAAGACGATAAAAATGAAAACAAGAAAGACATACTGTGCAGTATTACATTTTTTATGTGGCTCGTCGTCTCATTTGCGCTGCTATTTTATGGTGCGGCTAATCAACGATATTGGATTTGCGGAATTGCACTTGGGGCGTTTGTGCTTGATTTTGGATTATTAATGCTGACAAGCAGAGAATCAAGAAAGCAGCATCCTTTTGTTGCTGTGACATCAACAGTGTTTGGAGTGATCGGGATAATTTTAGCAATCCTGTATCATTTTGGAAGTGATCGAATAAGAGCGTTCCTGGTCCCCGTTATTATCGTTTTCGCTTTTACATATTTTGCATATATGTTTATAGGAGCGATTGTTTTTGAAATCAGGAAAAAAAAGGATACATATGAAAAGGCAACGCCATCAATCGAACCCGGGAAACTGGAATACACGGATGAAAAAAGTCCGGTGTACTTTTATCATCGTGGAGAAAGATATGTTTTAACGTCTCATCATTATGAACCGTGTCTGTATATCAAAAAAGACGGAACCGGACCAATATGTATATTGCATAATGCGATTACGGAGAGGGAAATTGTTGAGGCTTTTTCACATGGGGAGGCTGTCAGCTGCCTTGGTACCGGACCAATAGATGAAAATACATTTTGTAGCATTTTATCTTTTGCGTTGGATAATGGTATTACCGGTGAGAACTTCTG